AGTTACGTGGATTCAATATGTACAAGACTAATAACATTGCTGCAACGACTAACGCTGCTGGTCAATGTATTGCTGGACATATTTCGTCTACTGCAACTGCTCAGACTATTACAAGCACTGAGGTCATTCGTGACCCTGATAGCTTTGGTGACATTGTACGTGGACTACACGTATATGGAGCTAAGGTGTTACGCCCTGAAGCGTTAGTATCAGCGTTCTACGGAATCGACTAATAGAACTGGTAAGGGGGTCTTTGATTAGGCCCCCAAGCCTTTTGGAGTTTTTATATGCCACAACTAGGAAGTAATGAAAAACCTGTATTTATACGGGGAGCTAATAAAAAAAGAGGTAAGCAATTAGGTCTTACTGGAAAGTTTTATAACTCTGAAAGTTTAAAAAACTATCAAAATAATTATGACCGTATTTTTAGAAACAACGGGAGTCAGGCAAATGATGTACATGATGGATGAAGAAAGAATACTTACTGATGCTGATCGCAAAATAGTATCAGATGGTAAAACAGGATACAAGAATATTTTTGAACTAGAAAGACAGTTTACAAATGCTGGACATTCACAAGGTTCAAAATTTAATATGGAACAACGAATGAAAACTATGGGTCACTAATGGCTACAACATACTTACAACTATGCAATGAAGTTCTACGAGAAATGAACGAAGTAGAGCTTACATCTGCTGACTTTGAATCTTCTTTAGGAGTACAGACGCACGTAAAAGATTTAATAAATAGATCTTACTTAGATATGGTCAATGAAGAACCTCAGTGGCCTTTTTTAGCTACGGGCGAATCTGGTGCTACAGATCCAATGTACGGCAATACATATGTTGAAACTGTAGCTGGTACTCGATGGTATGAATTAAAACCAGCTTCAAGTAGTCTTACAACAGATTATGGCTATATAGATTGGGATAATTTTTTACTAACTACAGTAGGTGTTAGTGGTGAATCAGCACCTTATACTATTCGTAATTTACGATTTACTAGTATTGAAGAATGGAAAGATTATTTTCGTATAGCTCAGAATCACGATGATGCTGACACTCAAAACTACGGAACACCCGATAGAGTTATAAAAAGTCCAGACAACAGAAAGTTTGGTCTTTCGTCAATACCTGATAAAGTTTATAGAATTTATTTTTACGCTTATGATTTACCAACGGCTTTGTCAGCTTCAACTGATGCTATAGTTTTTCCAGATGTGTATGTGCCTGTATTAATAAATAGGGCAAGGTATTACATGCACCAGTTTAAAAATAATGCTCAAGCATCTGCGTTTGCTAATGAAGATTACAAACGTGGCTTAAAAACAATGAAGATGCACCTTATGGAACCAGCACCAAGTTATTTTAAAGATGATAGAATAAGGTTTATATAATGGCACAATCATACCCATATGCTGTAGCATGTAAAGGTGGACTTAACACAAACTTAAATCAATTTGAAATTCTTGCAGTTGCAGGATCTGCTACAGTATTAGAAAACTTTGAAGTTGATACAGATGGTGGTTACAGAAGAATTAATGGCTTTGCACCTTTTGGTGGTGACGATGCTACGAGACCTAATAGCACAAACGCTATCATAGGTCTTTTTGTTTATGCAGACGGGTTAATAGCTTGCTCAGGAACAAATATTTATTTTACGTTAGATGGTGTTACTTGGTTACAGATTAATAGATCTTTGGTAGCTGCAAGTGGTGATGACTATTCTACATTTACAGGCAGAGAAACATTAACAAGAACAAGCCAAGGCCAAGCTAGTTTTGCTTTGTACGAAGGTGACTCTACTTATGGTGAAGTAATCATAACAGATCAATCTTCTTCTACAAAGCCTTTTTATTTTAAAATGACGGGTACAGGAGCTTTAACTAGTAGAACTTACTTTGCAAAAGAAATTACAGTTGATGGTTTTTTATATCCTAAAACTTGTATAATACACGACAAACATTTAGTTGTTGCAGGAGACACAAATAGTCCTAATACTATTTATTATAGCAGTACAGATGACATAGATCACTTTACAGGTACTGGATCAGGTAGTATAAAACTAGATGACAAAGTTGTAGGTATTCGTTCTTTTCGTGAAGATCTTATAATCTTTTGTCAAAACAGTATTTATAAATTACAAAATATAAACGTAAGTTCTTCAATAGTTGTTACTCCAATTACTCAAAACGTAGGTTGCTTAGATAATTTCAGTATTCAAGAATTTAGTGGTGACTTAGTATTTTTAAGTCCCGATGGAGTTAGAACTCTTGCAGGTACGGCTAGAATTGGTGACGTAGAGTTAAGTTCTGTTAGTAGACCAATACAACCAATTACAAATGCATTAGCTAAAAATATAAATAGTTATGTAATTTCTAGTGCAGTGCTTAGAAATAAATCACAATATAGATTATTTTATGCAGAAACTACGCAATTAGCTTTAGAATCTAAAGGTATTATAGGAAGTTTAACAACAAACGGAATGGCTTGGTCAGAAACTAAAGGCATTCAAGCTAGGTCTATTGCGTCAGGTTTTGATAGTGACGGTGTTGAGCAACAGTATCATGGCGATAATAGTGGGTATGTTTATTTGCACGACTCTGGAAATTCTTTTTTTCATTCAGGATTAGAAGCAAACATACTAGCAACTTACACAACTCCTAACTTTGACTTTGGAGATCACGGAACTAGAAAAACAGTAAACTATGTAAAACTTTCTTTAAGTCCTGAAGGAATAATAGAACCTAAATTAAGAGTTCGCTACGATTATGAAGATCCAAATTTACCCCAACCAGCAGAGTACACATTAAGTACAATAAGAACACCTGCTACATTTGGTACAAGTGTTTTTGGTTCAGCATTTTTTGGAGGAACTCTTGATCCTACTATTAGACAAGCAGTTCAAGGTAATGGACACACTACAAGTTTTAGAATACGATCAGAGGATAAAAATCCACCATATGCTATTAATGGTATATATGTAAATTATACACCCACAACTAATTATTAGTGCGCTGACTAAAATAAACAGCTATAGCTAACAGGAGATAAGTTGAATGACAAGTTACACACGACAAAGTAGTTTTTCGGATGGAGATATTATAACAGCAGCGTTATTTAATAATGAATATAATCAAATATTAGGTGCTTTTGCTTACGCTTCATCAGGAACAACAGGACACCGCCATGACGGTACGGCTGGTGAAGGTGGTAATGTACATACTATAGGAGATCAAAACTTCTTAAACAAAATTGTAGTAGATAGCACTAACAACCGTTGGGGTATTTTTGTTGAAGTAAGTAGCTCTGCCGTAGAGCAAATAAGAGTTCAGGATGGCGCAATTGTACCAGTAACAGACAACGATATTGATTTAGGTACAAGCTCTTTAGAATTTAAAGATGGATACTTTGATGGTACAGTCTACGCAGATGCAATAAATTTTAACGGTACTGCAATTACAGCAACTGCTGCTGAATTAAATATTATGGATGGTGTTACCTCAACAGCTGCAGAATTAAATATACTAGACGGTGTTACAGCAAGTGCAGCAGACATTAATCTTATAGATGGAATAACAAATGGAACAGTAATAGCAAGTAAAGCTATCATAACAGACTCAAACAAAGACATTAGTGGTGGTAGAAACATTACTATTTCAGGTGAGCTTGATGCAGCTACATTAGACATTAGCGGTGATGCTGACATAGACGGTACTGCAAATCTTGATGCAGTAGATATAGATGGCACAGTACAAATAGATGGCGTGACTACGTTTGGTGTTGACGACACAGGCGTTGATGTTAAGTTTTTTGGTGCTACTTCTGGAGCATACTTGCTTTGGGATGAGTCAGCCGACAAACTATTAACAGCAGGTTCTACAACTATAGACATTGTTAAAGATAAACTATTAATAGGTAGCACAGCAGTTACAACTACAGCAGCTGAGTTAAATATTCTAGATGGTGTCACAAGTACAACAGCAGAGTTAAACATTCTTGATGGTGTTACTAGCACTGCTTCTGAACTTAACATTCTTGACGGTGTAACAAGTACCGCATCAGAGTTAAACATACTCGATGGCGTAACAAGCACTACCGCAGAACTTAATATATTAGATGGTGTAACAAGTACAACAGCTGAACTTAACATACTTGATGGAGTTACAGCAACTGCGTCAGAAATAAACTTAATAGATGGTGATACTAGCCGTGGCACAACTGCTGTAGCTTCTGGTGATGGTATCCTTATAAATGACGCTGGTACGATGAGAATGACTGATGTAGACACTGTATCTACTTATTTTTCTAGTCATAGCGTAGGTGGTAGTAACATTGTAACTACTGGAGCATTGAACTCTGGGAGCATTACATCAGGTTTTGGAGCTATAGATAATGGCTCGTCTAATATTAGCACAACAGGTACAGTTACTTTTGGTAGTTTATCAGATGGTACAATAACAGCCACAGCTTTTGTAGACGAGGATGATATGTCCTCTGACTCTGCAACTCTTATACCTACACAGCAATCAGTTAAAGCGTATGTAGATAGTCAAGACTTTGCAGCTACTAGTTTTGTTATGGAAGATGGGGACGGTACAGAAGTTACTATTACTAAAAACAAAGAAATGAAATTTATTGGTGATGGAATAACTATAAATTGGACTAACACTGTTAATGGTACAGATATAGATCCTTACGATTTAACTTTTACAATAGATGCAGCTCAATCAAACATTACGTCATTAGGTACATTAACTGCATTAACTGTAGATAATGTTGTTATTAATGGCGCAACAATAGGACACACAGACGATACTGATTTAATGACAGTAGCTAATGGTGTTTTAACTGTAGCTGGTGAAGTCTCAATGACTACGTTAGATATTGGTGGAACAAATGTTACAAGCACTGCAGCAGAACTAAACATCCTTGACGGTGTTACTAGTACCGCAGCAGAGTTAAACATACTTGACGGTGTTACAAGTACTGCAGCAGAGTTAAACATTCTAGACGGTGTTACAAGCACAGCAGCAGAGCTAAATATACTCGATGGTGTGACGACTACTGCAGCAGAAATAAACTTAATAGATGGTGACACAGCTAGAGGAACTACCGCAGTAGCCAGTGGCGACGGAATACTAATTAACGATGCTGGCACAATGCGTATGACAAATGTTGATACGGTGTCTACATACTTTGCTTCTCATTCAGTAGGCGGAGGTAATATTGTTACAACAGGTGCATTAAACTCTGGAAGTATTACTTCTGGCTTTGGTTCTATAGATAACGGCTCATCAGCTATTACAAC